TTGTGAAGGAGTTTCAGTCACGGACTGATCAGTAGGAGCCACAGACTCAGACTGAACTACTTTTTCTTCGATTGCCATAGATTATTCAGATAATGCACTGTTAGTTTTTTTCTTTGAAACTTTTTTAGTTTCTTTTTTTGGTGTAGCTTCTGCTGGAGTGGATTTAACAGCAGGGATTTCTGCTAGTTCCCACTTATATGTTCCATCAGATTGCTGAACATAATCTAGATGTTTGCCCATAATTTATATGTACTTAACTATCATTGTAACAAACTATTCTGGTTTGACCTCATTTGCTGTTGGTAAAACTTCACCTTGAACAAGAATATCTCTAAATTCTTCTCTATCAATTACCTGTTGATCGAATAAAGAAGTCAAAGCTGTAATATCTTGTCCTATCAGTCTTTCTATATCAAAATCTCTACTAATTTTCACTTCTGGAGCCTCAATTCCTACATATTCAGCAGATAAATTAAATGCTTTTTGTAATTTTTGTTCTAATTCCATAGAAACCATAGCAAGCATAGAATTTGTATCGACTCTATCTAACCTTCTAGCATCAGCAGATTCAGCTACAAACTTTTGTTGACTCAAAGTACTAATGCCAAGAGTAGCCATTTGCATTTGTAATTCTTTTATTTCTGCTGATTGAGCATCAAAAGCACTAGAAGCTGGTTCTACATAGTAAATTTTATTTCCTGGTTGAGTTGCCATTGCATAGTTAACACTTACAGCAAGGTCTTTAGTTTGGTCATCATAACCTTCCATCACAAGCATTGGTTGAGATGCAACGTGTAAACTGTGAATTAAATCAGCCTGTCTTTGGAAATGGGCAAGATTTAAATATGCAATATCCAATAAAGGTGGTTTACTTACTAAATTTTCAACTTTTCCAGAGTAAATTGAAACTAAAGGTACTTGACCAAGAGAAAAATCACCTGATTCTGCTAATTCATAATCTTTTGCACCTTCGGGACTAGACATACTTCCTGCATATCCTCCACCATCATCTTCGTAAAGATCTTCAACTGTTTCTCTCTTTCTAAAGACACGATAACGACCTGGTTCTATAACTCGAACTTGGTCATAAATCTTTTCACCAAAATCTCCATCAGGTAAAACTGCTTTCTCAGCTAGTCTCACCTGTATCAAGTTGCCATAATTTGACTCTCTATCCAGTCTCCAGCCATAAATATTTGTTGGATCGACTTCAATCCAGTATGGTCTACGATTTTGCTGACGTTCTTCAGCTAAACTTACTGCTCCTGATGGAGCAGGATAGTCAACAAGAATATGACTTTGACCATAAGTAAGAGAACACATCAATAATCTTCGAGCATATTCATCTAAATCCGATCCACAACCATCGACATCCATCTTAAACATTTCTGTCCAGTAAGGATCACCTATTAATGATATTGGTTTTCTAAGGACTAAACCTGTTGCTGCTCTTATCAATCTTTGTGTAAAAGGACTAAATACTGCTCTGTTTACTCTTGCTAGGTAAGCATCATAATCTTCTCTTGGTTCTAAAGGTAAAAATGCTTCAGAATTTTCCCTAAGATATTCTGTTCCTTCTGTAACTGCTCTCATTATTTCCCAGCCTTTCATCATATCTACAACTGCCCTAGTACGAGTAAAAGGACTATCGCTGCCACCTAAGTAGGAACTAGCTGTTATAGCAGTTTGAACTCTGCCTGGTACTGCGTAAGTCATGTCAACACCTCCATCGTTTTAAGGCTAACGCTTTTCTTGTAGGTCTGCCTTTTTTATCTTTTAAAGGCCCAGGCATACCAGACATTCTTGCACAAAAAGATTTTCTTCTTGCTTTTTCTGCTGGTGTAAGTCCTGATTTTTTAGTAACAGGTGCTTTAAGATTAGATCCTGTTGCTTTGTTATATTTTGCTCTACCTTTGGCCGTCAGGCCACCTTTTTTAGACTTCTCCCCTCTACCAATAGATAAACTTACAGATTTACGTTTTTTTCTCATTATTTTCCTACCTTTGCCTGTGCTTTTTTATGAGCAACAGTAAATGAATCTCCTGCTCGCATCCTTCTCTTCATAAACTCCATATGTTTATCACTATGATGTTCAGAATGTTTCATTAGTAGATTTTTTTGACGAGTAGTTAACTTCATTTTTTCTTTCGTTTCTTCTTGGAACGTAATTTCTTCAGATCAGCAGCAGTGATCTTATCTCTAGGAGGTGCAACAGCAGCTAATTTCCTTTGTTTTGCAGAATAGGACTTTTTAGGCATGATTTTTCCTAGATAACTCTATGTTACCGCTTTACACGAGATTTTACACTCATTTCTTCTTCTTTTTTGCCTTAGTTTTCTTTTTCTTACCTTTTTTGACAGTTGCGATGTACCCTTGGCATCGACTCATGGCAGCAGATTTGCTCATTTTTTCTTTTTGGTAGTTTTTTTACGTCTATGTTGATATGTTATCTTCTTGCTACTTGTTTTTTCACGTTTAAATCTGGCTTTTTCGGCTGCGGTCATCTCTCCCACTGTCTTAGGTGTCTTACTTGATACACGTTTACTAGGTCTACACGCTGGATAGCCTCTTTTTTCGCCTTTTGAACGACCACAAGGCTTTCCTGTCTTCACATCAACCCAATTTTCCTTAAACCAACGTGTTAAACCACCCTTGGCTCTTGGATTAGGACTACTTTTTCTTTTTTGTGGCACGTTTTTTCTCCACTCGATAAGTACCTCCACGTTTTTTGTACTCTCGTACAAGCCACGCATTTGCATATGCAGAAGGATAAACAGCAAATTTGCGTTTAGCTTCAGCTTTTACTCTAGCGTAAAGTGCTTTATTTACAGGAACATTCGCCACGTTTTTTACCTCCTTTCTTCTTTTTCTTCTTCTTTTTCATCCCAGTATGGTAAGGCATAGTAAGAATTAGGTAGTTCTTAGTATATTCTAAACGCAGTCTGTCCTAATGTCTCTGGTTTTGCCAAATTGAATTGTTGTAGACAAAGATAACCAAAAGCATCAAAAGCATGGTCAACACCTAGATGTTTATTAGGCATCCCTGTATTTGGAGCGTAAGTCAAAGTTCTAAGTGCTTTTATCAATTCTTTACATCGAGGATGGATAAAAGTTCTTTGATTTCCTTCCGCATCTAGCAATGCAGTATTAACAGCAGTTATCTTATCTCTAATTTTCCAGGGTGATTTAGGACTCATAACAGTAAAACCATTTCTTCTTAAAATCGTATGGTCAGTAACACCAACTCCACTGGTTTTTCTTGCACTACCCGTTGGGTCAGGACAAGCAATTACCCTTCGATCTACTCCATATCGCCTTACAACTTCTTCCGCAAAATCCCAAGTTGTTGCTCCACCCGTCAACATGATCTCATCAAATACATAAAGACAATCATTGTGCTTTACTGCACAAATTCCTGCCATCGGATCTACGTTAAAATCTAACCCAATCAACAAAGGCATCATATGTAAATCTTCAACTTCCTTAGAAATATTCTCATCAGTAAAACTAACGGCAACTAAACCAGTTAAATTCTCAAAACTAGCTTCAAATTCCTGTCTAAATGTTCTCGCATCTAATTGACCCCTAGCTGCTTCAACTTCTTCTGGAGCGACATTACCCCCTTCAACTGTAGTAAAACTCCAT